AGTAGGAACTGGATTACTTATATCTTTTATATAACCTACATATTGTTTAACATTTGTAATTACATTTGGAATGATGTAATCAAGCACCTTTCCATTTAACTTTCTTATTTGCTCTGCTAATCCACAAGGTAAATTGTTTGATTCTTGTAAATAAGTGCCTCTCATTACAACGTGTAAATGGTCTTCGTTTTGTTTTCCTACTTTATAATCAACACCATCAAGTTCTAATTTCTTATTAACGTTAAAAGTAATAGCCGCGTGCAATAAGTCTATGTTCTTTCTTGAAAAAAAGTATTTAGAAACCTCAGTTTCTTCATGATAATGTTCTAATGAATTTTCAAATCCTCTATTTGAATTTACTCCTAAATCCTGTGTCATAGAATAAGGTTTACCAGTTTTATAGCCTGAAATGTCTACTCTTCCTACATAGTTTTGTCTATTAAAGCTGCTCATCTTATATTAATTTAATATAAAATAATTACAATAAAAATACATTATTGCTTTAAATCATTCTAGGCATCATAGATTTATCTGTGTTTTTTTGTGTTTCAACATCTATAAAAATACTTGTTTGTAGGTTTGAATTTATTATACTTGAATTTCGACAAGGCAAACTACCCATAATATTGAAATTATTAGATGTTATAGCGCCAGTCTCTCTATTAAGCGTATATTCTAATCCAATAATTAAAGTATTAAATAATTTAGTTGATGTAGCGACAGGAGCAGTAGCATCTAATTCAGTATATCCCATTATAGGATGTGTTCTTTCTTTGGAAGTTAAAAAATTAATCAATCCAGCCCTATCTTCACCCCCAGGAGCACTAGTTATTTCAATATCTGAGAAAATAATATTATTCCCTATTCTATACTCTTCTGGAGAAAAATATTCATTTGTTTTAATTCTTAAATCATTTGAATCTATACTGATAGCCATAATAGTTAAATAATCATTCATTAACCTAAAAACATTATTAAATGGGTCTCTTAAAGATAGTTTTAATTCAAATAAACTAGCAATTGGAGTATCAAATGTAATTGTAAAGGGTTCTATGCTTTTGAATACTAAATTGTTGTAATTAGTCCCAGCAAGTAAACTACTACCCTTATTCCCAGATTCTGTGTAATTGGTGTTTCCTTCTGCCTTAATATATTCGCCACTACTGTTGCTGGTTTCTAATTCTCTATCAATAATAAATACTCCACTAGATTGTTTCACAGAGTTATTATTTCCATCTATCTTTCCTGGAATACTTTCAATTTGAAGAGTAATATAATTTAAATCTCTCACCTGTCTTGGTCTTTTAACTCTACTATCCGCTGTTAAACTAGTGCTTATATGTGAATTAAGATATAATCCATGAACCTGTTCGCATTCTAAATATATGTTTGGAACTATAATACCCTGAATACTTAAAGAAGCTATATTTTTGTATATATTTTTAAGGCTTTCAACATTAAAATTAAATGTTGTATCTCCATTTGTATATTTCCTATCTTTACTATCTAAACTTAAAAAAAAATGTTCACTTACAACATCTAATTTATCCTGTGGAATATGAATTTGTCTTGAAATACCTCCAGTAGCTATGCGAGATACTATATCACTATTTTCATTATCACTATCACTTTCACTATCACTCCCTCCACTAGATACACTACCTAATTGATATTTGAATGGGTTTGAATTCATTTACTTTAGAAATATATATTATTTTTTAAGTATTACTTTTTTTTGATAAATTTTACTTTCTTAGGTGAAAACCTATTGAGGTCTTCCTTCCACATTTCAGTTCCATTTGTTGCCTCAAGTTCAGAGTATTCATATTCCATATCTTTCATTTTCTCAGCAAATTCTTCAATCTTCTCGTTAGTAAGGTTGTAAATAGGCATACGCAGCAGATACATATAATCTCCTTCTCGCTCAGATACAGGATATTTCAACGCAGTCAATTGAGCCTCGATTTCAGCCTTACGCTTCGAAGCAATCTGGATTCTACCACTAATAAAATCCTTAATAAATCGAATTTTAACTGACAAACCCTCAATATCAGTTTTCAAAACACTCATCTGGTATGCGCGCCTCTTTTCATTTGTTTCCAGTTTCACCTCACAGAATTCCCGAAGAATAACATTAGGGTCGTTTGTATTGCTAATTACATTATCGCGGTTGTAATAATTCATATTCGTTGTATTAATCTTGGAAGTCAGGTTAAGCGCATTTTCCAGTTCTGTTATACCGTATTCGTCAACCTTTGAGGTCATAGAATCAATACGAGACTGCTCAATATCAATATAGAAATCCACTACAGTATCCGTGCTATAACTAGTGTAATTGCGAATAAATTGCTTCTTAATTTTTGCTGGTGTAGCCTTTGTATCGAAAATAAGAGACTCCACATGTTCCTTGAATCGTTCAGTCCATACTCCTATCGGTAGTTCTGTTATCCTTATCTGGTGCTTCTTGGTTTTCTCGAATATTCCCCTAGAAATAAAGTGTGTGTCATCAACCTTAATGATAGTTCCTGTGAAGCCACGGTAATAAGGAACTAGAGGTTTGAGTTCAGCATCTGGATTTGCCATATAAGCACGAATGTTCTCACAAATGTCCTTTGGATTATACTGTGGAATATCGCTACTCCATCCTGTTCCTATACCATTACACCCATTCACAAGAATCATAGGCAAGACCGGCACGTAATATTTAGGTTCAACTCTTTGGGTGTCATCGTAGTTGTATTCATACACATTTTCATCTAGAGGGTTAAATAGTTTCTCCACATTCTTTGAAAGATGTGTGTGGATATACCTAGGCTGAGCACTATCTTCACCACCAAGAATGCGGCTACCAAACTGACCGATTGGTTCTAATAGTTCGATGTTATTGGCTCCTACAAAGTTCTGTGCCATCTTGATAATGGTTTTTTGGAGACTTGCCTCACCGTGATGATAGGCACAGTGTTCACTAATATATCCAGCCAACTGTGCTACTCTAATTTCGTTAGTAAGTTTTCGTTTTAAACAACCATATAGAACTTTGCGCTGTGATGGTTTGAATCCATCAATACCACTCGCGATGGAACGAATATTGTCTGAGTTAGAGAAGTGAATAAGGTCCCTATGAACGAACTCCTGAACGGCAACCTCTTTCTTATTATAGTCCAAGGTGGAATTTGCGTCATATCCCTTTAACCAATCTTTACGATGATTAGCACTCTCCTTTGCTTTACCGAAAGCCAGGTCAATTGCTTGACGAGCATCGTCTGTGTCGCCCTTATAAACCACAGTCTTAAGGTTCTTGAAATACTCCTTTGCTTCTGCTGGAGTGCTTGTGCCTAGACCCTTGTAGTATTTCGTAGTGAATCCCTTGCCGTTGAGCTCATTCCAGGCATTATAATCCTTGAGGCTGTAGAAATCAATTGACTGACTACCCTTCTTTGCCTTAACAATAGGAGTAAGCATTCCTACAAGAAACCCAGGTCGACTGAAAAGGCTAGGCCAAAGTGTTTGAAACAAATTGAATAGTAAGCCCTTAATGTGGCTACCATCTTCATCCTGGTCTGTAAGAACCATGACTCGTCCATATCGCAATTCACTAATATTCGAGTATTCCTTTCCAGCCTGAAGTCCAATAATTTTCTTGATGTTATTAATTTCATCATTTTCCTGTAGTTTCTTGACGTTTTTAATATCCCTAACGTTCATCAATTTACCTTTTAAAGGAAACACGCCATAGCGGTCTCGGCCAATAATACCTAAACCAGTCATCGCCATAGTTTTAGCCGAGTCTCCCTCAGTAAGAATGAGGCAGCATTCAGCACTCTTAGCAGTTCCAGCCCAGTTTGCGTCTTCTAGTTTTGGAATACCGCGAAGTTTGTTCTGCTTTTTACCGTCAGTCTTCTGTAGGTCTTTCTGGTCTTTCAACTGGTTCAAAGCCAACGCCTTCTCCATAATACCACATTTCAAAATTCCTTCCATAAATTTATCGCTAAGCTCGCACTTGCTACCAAACTTAGAAGCATTAGTGGTTAAATTCTCTTTTGTCTGGCTGTTAAAACTGGGATTATCTATGATACTCTTAACGAACACCATTAAATTTTCCCTAATAAATACTGTTTTCACATCAATCTTCTTTTTCTTTTTAATCATAGCGGCTACACGCTTACAAATCTGGTTCGTAATGTATTCTACGTGTTTTCCTCCCTGGTAGGTGTTAATACCATTCACGAACGAGACATGTTCAAAATTAACGAATGGATTGAGTGATGCGACAACTTCCCATCTTTCATTCGGTGATTCATATACCCTAGGTGTTTCAGCCTTATCACCTATATACATACTAGTGTATTTCTCAAAGTTCTTGTATTCTACTTTTTCGCCATTAAGGAATACTGATGTCTTATCATCGGTGCACGCAGCCATATCAAAGGTGCGCTTTTCGATAATCTTAATCATATCCTCTGACAAATTAGTCTGGCCGCCAAGACGCGGATAGTCGGGAACATAACTAATCCTTGTAAATGGATTAGTTTTACAGGCTTTAATGTCCGGCTTTTCACGCTGGGTCATATTGTCTGTGAAAGTCATCTTAAAAGACTTTTTGAGGTTATGGTCCACAGTTTCGATAGTGAACCGTTTTGAGAATATGTTAGCGAGTTTTGCTCCATATCCATTCTTACCTCCAACGTGTTTCTTCTCACCTTCTGTATAATTACTAGAAGTAAGAAGACTACCGAAAATAAGTTCAGGAATATAGATGTCTTCGCCCTTGTATTTTTCAACTGGGATGCCATCACCATCATTAAATACACTAATTTCTCCAGTTTCTCTAGAGTAATCTACGCGAATGTTTTTAACCCTTATTGTCTTAGGGTCAGCGCTTTCGCGAGTGCGAGTGTATTGGTCGATAGCATTAACAACGATTTCATCGAAAATCTTGAATTCTCCAGGAACAAAGCTAACGTTTCCCTTCTTCATTCTCCCAGATGTCTTGTCGAAATACCATATTTCTTCTGTAGTCTTTTCAGTAGAACCTACATATGTATCTGGCAGTTTGAGAACATGTTCGTGGTGTGTGAATTTTTGATATTTTTGAGTAGATGCCATAGTAGTGTGAATGTTATTTAGAACTTCCGTATTTTTTTAAGTCAATTTTTCATCTTCATATTAAAATACTGGGTAGTTTAAAGAACTAAAAATAAAAATATTTTACTTATTTAATAAAGATGAGAACAACTACCATTCTTATGATAGTAATAGCATTAGTTGCTTTTGCCTTATTTTTTAGATTATATAAGGGAAAACTCGACACACTCAATAATAAAGAAGATTTTAGATGTGTTCTTAAAAAAGATAAAACAGATGAAACTAATATTAACGAAACTATGAGATTATTTATTAATAGTTCTGTTCCATTAGTTAAGGGTGGAGAAGTTAAGGTAAAACCCGAACATATTCCATTAATAATGGATGAAATAAAAAACATACTATCACTTTTTGTATCAGCTTTCTGTAGGATAGACATTACGCAAGAAAATACTGAACCAGTAATGGAGAAAGGTATTCCTGTTTACAAAGTGAAGATTCAAGAATTAGTGGAAACTTTCCAAGGTAATTCAAATAATGAAGCTAATAATAATAATAATGAAGCTAATAATAATGATAATAATGATAATAATGAAGAAGATAATGGTGAAGCTGAAAATACCACAAAATACATCACGGTGGTTTATAAACCTTTCATAGAGCAAATTCAAGATTTCTGTTTCGGTCGCGAAGACTGTCCATATTTCGTAATAGACTTTGACGTTAATATTAGTGAGAAACTAGTTAAGGTATTAAAACTTTTTTCCTTAAATAAAATGGAAGGAGAAGAAGAAACACTTGAATTGGTAGAAGATGTAGCAAGAGCTAGAGAATATGGAGATGTTAAAACAGGATTATTCAAAGTTCTTCACCTAGCAAGAACATTCTTCTTTTCCAGAAAATACTCCGAAGTTGATATAGAAAATATATGTAAAGAAAATTTCACAAGTTCAAGTGATATAGCAGAAAAATTAAACTATGAATTATCTATAGCAGACTTTGATAACGCCACATTAATAGAAGAATACTATTCTTTAAAAGGACAAAACCTTCTTTTAATTAAGAATGATATACGTAAAAAATTAACAGAGTCTTGCGAAGACAACACAGTTGCGGATTATATAGTAAGAAACAAAGATGTAATTGATGGAATAAGTAAATTAGATAGGAATGCCGATGTTTTAAAGAGTATGGTTAATATGACTGGTGATTTTAGTAGTGATAAAATGAAATCTATTGACCGCATGGCAAACAAATGGAGTGAATTTCATAATATTTATAAGTCGCAACTTGAAGACCTTTTAGTTGACAGATATAAATTAAACGACCCAGACCATAGAATAAAGAGAGACACACAAAACTTTAGAATTAACAAGTTAAACCGTGAACTTCAAAAAATACGTGAATCAAATAATCCTAATAACAAGTATTACGATAAATTTTATAGAAATGAAGAAGCTTCCCTTCAAAGTCAGCTTGATGGGACTGTATTAAATTACTCAAGGGTCACAGAAAAGGGGAAATATGTAGATAAATATATGATATTCGCTAACGGTGGGTGTCTTAAGAATTTAGGGGGGAAAATAGGAATTGAGTATGACTATCATTATCATCGTAATAATCCTAATCTTCACTTTAATATAGAAGTTATTAAAGACAAAAAAGACTACTTAGCAAAAATGAATTATTCTGTTGTGGATACTGAAAGAAATCGTAAATTTAAAATGGAGGAAATTCCTACTGTATTAATATCACCATTAGGAATGTATGGAAAGGTTTTAGTCCTTAAAAATGATAGATTATATTTAGATAATTGCTCTGGGCGTCTTGAAGAACGTTTCCGTTTCCGCGAACAAATGGAAAGTCCTTGTGATTTTCCAGAGAAAGAAGTATAATTCTATTTAATTAACATTCCCTATTTAATTTCTCATTTTATAATAATAACATATGAAAAAAGCAATCATATTAATAGGTATTTTATTGACTGTTGTTTTCGCTATGGTCGGTTATTACTTTATGAATAAGAAGCAGGAAGGCTTCCAAGACCAGCCTCAACTTGAAGAAGTCGACACTCCAGTAATGGACGGAAAAACT